GGTCAGTTGTGTCCCACACTGGGAGGCCAGATAGGCTCGTATTGTCGCCGGTAAGGGCAATCGTGCCACTGGACATAGTGATTGCGGGAGTGCCTAATCCAAGGTTAAGGCCATATCCTTGTTTTGCCGTGACGGTTTTGCCGTTCAAGTCAAGAGCGGCACTACCAATAATAGCGAATGCGCTCGTTACGGTTATGTTTTTGTTGAGTAGGTAGTTCGATGCAGATCGAAAAGTTATTGTGAGGAATGTCGGAAATGTCGTTGTAGCGTTAAGGGAATACTGTGTCGCGGAGCCGAACAAGTCTAATGTGCGAGAAGTGGTTCCGGTTACTGTTGTACTGCTGTTAAAGAACATACTACCGTAAGCACCGATGTTGCCACTAATGCTGAGTGTGCCGGAAAACCCAGTGGTGTCTAGATTACGTACCGAAATACCGGAAAGCGACACGGTGTCGGTTGCCGCGCCGGAAAAGGCCAACGAGAAGCCACCGCCCCCAAAGTCGGAAATCGTCCTTGTTCCAACGCCGCCAGCATAGGTCAGTTCCACCGGCACATCGTCAAACGTCCCGCTGTTGGAAAGATTTACGACAGTGGTGTTGTTGCCCGTAACCTTAAAGCGCCCACCGCTTGCCCTGACGGCACCTCCACCAGAACGCACGAGAGTGGCGACAGTGACCTCAAACCCGTTCAGGTCCAAGTTGCCGTCCGACCAAGTGTACGTGGCAAGCGTTGTGTTACGCAGAAACCTGAACGTGGAGCCAGAGGCGTTGAAAGTCAGAGGAAAGCCAAGTGCGGTTTTGTTTGCAAGGTCTACGTCGCGGGTAGAAACCGTCGTGCCACCCAAGGTCCAGACGTTTGCGCCGCCTGTAAACGTAGCGCCGTTCGACAATATCATATTGCCGTAGATCGTCTGGGCTGTGTTGCTGACCGTGCCTGCAAAGCCCGTGAAGTTCAGGTTACGCTTGGTTCCGGCAGTAAGGGTGAGTGAGTACGTGCCGGTGGTGAAATTAAAACTAATTGAGTTGGCTTCGCTGAGAGAACCAGATGTGATTGTAGTGGCACCTGCGGAGTTGTTGGATACGTTGACGACCTGAGTTCCGTCAGTTGTAAGACCAGTGGTTGTGGCTGTATTCCAAAGCGCTGAAGTAGGACCGTTGACGGTGATGTTGCCGGTGCCAAAAGAAATTTTGCGTGTGGAGCCGCTAGTGCTAAGAAAAAACCCTGTTGTCAGCGTGTAGCTGACAAGATTAAGTGTACCTGCGGTCAGGGTAAATGTTCGCGTGTTGCCGAGAATTAATTCGCTACCCAGCGTCATGGTGCCGCCCGCAGCATTATATATGATGGACGCACTAAGCGTCACGGTGGTTGTGGTTATGGTCGGGCTTCCGGTAAACGTAATATTTCCTGTAGCAGACCATGCGGTGCCGCTGGTTAACGTAAATGCAGCGCCACTGACGGCTAGTGTGGATGATCCAGAAAAAGTAGATGTCCAACCGTTCTCGCAAATTAGCTGCGAACAATTTGACGCATTCGCAATCGTTACCGTGACGCCGGTGAAATACTCAAAATATACAAAGTCGCCTGTTCCCGGTACTGAAAACCCACTGGTAGCAGCCACCATGTCTTGCGTTGCGTATGTTCCGCCGACGCTAACCACCCACGCATTGCCGCTACCGCTTACGATGGTCCCGAGACTTGTGCCGCCTGCCCGAAGGCGCACAGTCATGCCTGCTACAAGCGCGGGTGAACCTGTAGTGGTGAGAACGGTGCCGCTGCACGATGCGGAGATAAGCAAGGGCATTGTAGCCGCCCACACCGTAGTGCCCGCAGTGGTCCACGAGCCGGTGCCGCCTATCCAATAGCGATTAGCCACGGCTTACGCCTCCGGTTCAGGGAGTGGTTCTTCCGGCGCTACTGGCTCTTCGATTGCTGGCGTCTCAATATAAGCAATCCAGTTAGCCACACGGCGCTGCTTCTCAGCTTCAATCTCTTCGTCGGTCATAGGTGCATCGTCGGGTACGAAGATCGCGCCACCGTACACACCGTATTTGGTCTCAACCTGAAAGTCGATCTTCATCATGCCTCCTGCGATACAGCTACAGCGTCCCAGCGGCTATCGAATGCGTTATACAGACAACCGACATACACTGTCTTACCAACAACCGTTGTGGTCGGCAATGTCACACCTATAGCCCTGAAAGCATTTGTTGCTCCAGTGGTCCATGTCAGAGCGCGTGCTGTGCCGTTGTCCTCAAACCGAAGAACCATGCGCTGTCCATCTGTTGGTGTTCCTGCGTCGGCGTTAATCGTTAGCGCATTGGCGAGAGCCGTGAACGCTTGGATGTCATAGCTATCTGAGTTCCAGGCCCACGGAGATGTGGTAGAGGATTGCGAATTCATGCGTGATGTGACGCGCTTGTTTGTCAGCGTCTGCGTATCAGTGGTGCCGACGATAGCACCAGACGGAGCCGTGATAGACGTATTCCAAGCAGTTCCGGTGGAAACTGCGATGCCAGCGGCTGGATAAGTCGTAGGACCGGTTGGCCCTGTAGGACCAATAGCGCCGGTTGGGCCAAGCTGAGTGTACATGACCTGATGGGCAGTAACGATGGCCGAAGGAATGGCAGGTCGGGTCGGGCTAGTTTGTGCGCTATCATACTGCAAGACAACATGAGTATCAGTCGTGTTCCAGTAAATCTCGACGTAATCGCCAGCAGCGACCTCAAGCATATAATTCCAAGCAGCTACCGTCTTAGCTTCAAGAGCGCCGCCTGATACGGTCACCTTTGTATTTGAATCATCGATATTCGTGCCGTTTTTAGCGAACCAGATGTCGATAACGTCAGTGCCACTGCTTGTGACACGATCCAATTGAGCGGAGAACTCAACATTATACACGCCAGCATACGCGAATGTGATCCGGCTGTTCGAGACAACGCTAACACCATTGCTGTCGGCATCAGTATTATTAAGCGTAATCGCATAAGCCGCTGTAATCGAAGCTGCTGTTTGCGTCTGAGTTGACCAGAAAGAACCCCAATAACCAAGCGCACCACCGGCTCCAGTTGATCCGGTACTTCCTGTTGGACCTGTTGGACCAGTATTACCGATTGATCCAGTCGGACCAGTAGGGCCAGCGACAGTGGATGCCGCACCGGTTGGACCTGTTGGACCGGTTGCACCAGTTGATCCAGCGGGACCAGTGGGACCAGCAACCGTTGAATTTGCTCCAGTCGGTCCTGTAGGTCCAGATGCACCAGTGGAACCAGTTGAGCCGGTAGGACCGGTAGGACCGATAGATCCTGTTGGCCCTACAGCACCAGTCGATCCGGTTGAACCCGTTGGGCCAGTTGGACCCGCAACAGTTGACGCAGCGCCTTGAGCGCCAGTTGGACCTGTGGGTCCAGCAGCACCGGTATTTCCAGTCAAACCAGTGGGGCCAGTTGGACCGGAATTACCTTGAGCGCCAGTCGGGCCTGTAATGCCCTGAATACCCTGAGTACCCTGAGATCCGGTTGGACCTGTCGATCCAGTAGGACCAGTCGATCCAGTAGGACCAGTTGATCCTTGCGGTCCTGTCGGTCCAGCTACAGTCGAAGCAGATCCGGTGGCTCCAGTTGGGCCAACAGAACCGGTGGGGCCAACAGATCCAGTAGGACCAGTCAATCCTGTTGATCCAGTCGGACCTGTGGACCCAGTGCTACCAGCAGGACCGGTTGGCCCAGCAGAACCCGTAGGACCAGGACCACCTGCGGGACCGGAGGCGATGATCTCCACTGTGTTTGTCGTAACAGTCTCAGCGACAACACTCGCAGCATCATTGGTCACAACAACGGTATTGGTCGAGCTATTCTCAACGACAACAGTCTTGGAGATGTCTGTCATTATTCGGTATATCCAGTCTCAAGGAGAGCTTGTCCGCGCAACCAATAATATGCCGCACCAGTGGAATCCGTCACAAGGATATCGTAATATCCACTCTCAGGAAGGGTTGCCGTGATCGAGTCATCCAAAGCAAGTTTGAATTTGCCGATTGCACGATCAACCCATGTCTGAGTGAAATCAGCCAGTTTGGAGTGCTTACCTTCTGTCCAGATTTCCGCCTGAACCGATGCACCTGTGAGATTGACACCAGTGCCAGTGGAATCCTTCAACTGGAAGATCATATCCCAGTTGGAGTTCTGCTGGATCGTGATATCGTAATTGCCTGGTTGGATCATGGCTCACCTCTGGCATTCATATAGCATATGATTGAACGCATCTCCATAGATACGATCACTCATCAGTTGCCGTATACGACTGACTCAAAATCAACGCAGGACGAAGAAATTGCCTGCTGAATGGTGGATGCTTCTTCGACGGTTCTCTTTGTTGAGATCCGCTTTGCTTCGATGAGCGCCATGATCGGAGTCACTGTTTCGAGTCGCTGCGTGATCTCTGTTTTGATTTGCTCAACATCAACACCACGCTCATAGGCTTCAGCAATCATGAAAGGATATTTATCTGGATTGATCAGATGGTCACCAGCAATCCATGACAAAGCCTCAGATTCCTTTTTGGCGTAGATATATGACTGCGCTGGTGCATCAGTGACAAACTGCGTCCTAAAGGTTCCGGCCCGCATATCGATTGAAGCGCAAAGAGCCTGTTTTAGCCAATCCAGATCCACTGTGATAAATGTCCGTCCATCGATAACTGAACGCTGAACAGTGTCGTTTCCGCACTCCAAAACAGTCATCCCATCACGCGCCTGCAAGGGGACTTGAGAAGCTGGAATATCACCCCATCCGTCAATGGCACCGGTTGCGTTTACGATTCTAACGAAATCAGTCACTTCAAGAACTCCTCAATCAAAATTGATGCTTGGCAATATGGCTCTGAGCTTGCTGTTCCAGTGCGCTTAAACCTCGCTTGAACCACTGTGCTTCCAGAATAACTTGTTGCCGGTATGTTAAAGGAATATGTTGCCACATTTGGCCCAGCAGCATTTGTGTAATATGCGACTGTGGCTTCAGATCCAACAGCAGATCCATTTATGTATATTTTGCCGTACATTGTGCTTGTTGAATCGTCGCTATCGACATTCGTTATGAAGCCAAAAACAGTTATCTGGATCTTAGATCCGGTTGAATATGGCGTAAACGTGTAACTGGCTATAGTTGTGACGCCGCTGGTGTAGTTATTTGAATTGAAGTTTCCCGCCCCTGAAGCGATTGCAACACGTGTGTTTTCGCTAAGTGCTGACATATCTCCAAGGATACGTTGCCAGCTACCAGTTCCAGTGGCTGTGGCGTAATACCATTCCTTGCTCGTTGGCTTATACCATGTCTGACCAATGTATGTTGCCGTTGGCGTGGGAGAGTCCTGGATAAAGCTAAAAGCCTGTTCGGCAATAGCTTCAGCATCTGCAATTCCAAGAATAAACGGACTGTTCAACGGATCATAAACCGTGGGAGCCACAGGAGTTACCAGAGCAGTCTCACTCGCGCTCCATGCGTAGATCGCCGCATTCTCTTCGATCAGCGTCATAGGGATCTGACCATTGGTGTTAATCCCCTGAGAGATCACACGAAACGGCTTATCCGCCCAGCCGAGAGCCTCAAGGCTAATCCAGACGCAGTTACCAACTTGGCAACCGAGAGCCTTCATATTGAATGTTGCGCTGAAGACACCCTTGTACTGAGCGCGTTGAAGAGCCTGCTTTGCGATGCGTTGTGCGCGCCGCCCTTCTTGGACAAACGGAAGATCCAGAGTTTGCATACGCTCGATGCCGTCAACCGATGTCAGCGACTGAATGGGATACTCAACCGGCTGAAATAGAGAGTTGTTCGATGGATCGGTGTACTTCCCACGGATTGCGTTAAAGCTCTCATCCAATCCGCGTGTCTGGTTCCACGTGAAATCACCGAGAATGTCATCCTCAGTGAACTCCAAAACCGGAGAGGACAGATCGTTCTTCATGCAGACCAGAGCCAGACGTCCACCGCTATCGCGCAGTGTTCCGTTCATAGCCGACAGAAGAATCTGGATCACCTCCATACGGGCGTCTGAGTCACTCGCAACACCACCTGTGCGATAACGTGGCTGTGTTCCACCTGCGGCCAAGGTGATAGCCTCATCACAGATATTTGCAGCCGTGATAAATGACGCCAGGTCGATCCGAGCCGGAGGAACACCGCAGCCTACAGAGAGTTTGCTGTTGATCTTCCAACCAAGGAGGAACCACAGGAGTTGCAGAGCCGGATTGTCCCGATATCCGCTCTGTGATGCGCCCCATGTGGTCTGATCGTTTGCGCGCTGGGTTCCAGATCCACCGGTAACAGTGCTATCAAGCCGAGGATCATAGATCTTCGCACCCTTACCCTTGATCGTGACACGGCTGGGAAGGCCATTGACCAGAGGTGACTCAGCCTTTTTGGTATTACCGGTGCGCTTGATCCGCAAATGGACATAAGAACATCCGGTTAAACGACGGGTAGCTCCCCATTTAGCGCCACCGTTAATGCTGATGTAGTTTGCCGATGTCCCTTCAAGGACCGTGGCAACAGTCAGATATCCGGTATAGAACGCATCCACACCGGTTGAGGATGACCATGCGATACGGTCATCAAACCAGATTTCATCAATCGACTCAACTGCATGGGCCGAGGTTGCGACAATGTAATCAATATACTCCTGATCCGTCCCTGACGGCTCGAAATACCGGACGTCAGTGTTCATCGCCGTTTCACCAAAGACTATCTTACGCGATGCCGATGGTTCTAGTGTCGGACTGAGACGAGAGGCTTGGGCCTTTGTATTTTTTGGGCCAAAAAAAGTATTGGATACGGTTTGAAGTCCAATACTAACCCCAATTGCCATTACCGCTGATGAAAGGGCTGGACCAAGAAATTGACCAACACCAGGAATGAGATAAGTGGCAAAAGCTGCAACAACAAGTAATGGCTTGAGAATTTTACCCACGACCAACGCTCCATATCTTGCACCACTTATCACGCGATATGCGGACAAGCCCATCATCGCTCACAAACAGAGCATCTGAGTCTATAATAACACCAATGCTGCCGTCATGGAATGCCAAGTCACCGGTCTGAGCATATCCAATCTGGATCTCAGTGAACTTTGCGTCCATTGTCTTTTCAAGTGTGCCAGCACCAATGGTCTTGAGCGCCTTGATGGATGTCTTCAGGCTATCGTAAGCGCAAATGAATTCAGGTATTGGATTTTCACCAGTCATGGCTTCAACCGCCCCAGCAGCAAACAAACAGCAATCGTTTACACCATATTCAAACGGCTGGTTTTTCTTGGATAAAACATACTCTGAGAGTTGCATCTCCCAGTCCGACAACCGCATCAGCGGAACGCTCCAAAGGTATAGCCACCGTTTCTCATTCCAAGCATAGTCTCATCAACTCCGTTTGGAATCCATGCGCTCGTTCCATTAGCCACAGCAATGGACGCATCCGCAGAATAATCCCCAGAGTCGAACTGGTTCTGCATGGCGTATGTCTTATTCGGCGTCACAGCCAAGGTGACCAGATAGTGTTCAATCGTCATCGTGATCGACTGCGATTCTGGGCTTCCATTGATCGTGATGTCGTTCATATATCCGGTGTAATAACCGTAGACGTTTGATGTGATCTGAGCCTCGTTTGTATCGACAAGATACCACCAGAGACGCGCTGTGCGTCCCTGCCATTTACTCTTGTCACCGATGAGCGCCAGAAATGCAGCGTTGTTCACGATCAGGCCAGACATTGTGACTGCAACTTGGTTGGAGCCGGATTCATCGTGCTGGACTTCAGATACAGAGATCAGTTCAGCCGGATAGCTTTCAAACGTAAAGCCGTCGAGATCCGCATCTCCAGTGCTGGAGAACGTCTTGTTGTAAAGTCCTGTGGTGGCCCGCAGAGGATCTGTGTCCACATCAAGGTAACAAACCCATCGAGCGTTGACGACCTGACCTTCTACAGCCGCTTGAACCGTTGCGTTCAAGTTAGACATTAAAAGCACTCCCGTGCGGAGAACGATGTCGAATAAACCAAGCCAGGTTCGACGCTAACAGTCGGTTCTTCGGTAATATACATCAGCGCATAAGGATTCTTGAACTCAATCGCAGCATTATCAGCCGGTGATGTCCGCACAGCCGGTGCAACAGAGATTGTGGCCTGACCTGATCCATTGGAAACGACATCCGCCGTCAACTGAAGCAACTGATTATTGATCGTCACATACATTCCAGCAGAAAGAACCGTGGATGACAACGGCCATCCATCAGTCACAATGCTGCGTCCTGTTTGAGATGCACCGTTGACCAATGGAGTGGCTGTCGATGCTGATTGTGCAATCTCACTCACCGGTAAGCGGAAGTCATTCGCAGCACCCTGCATCTTGGCAAAGAACGATCTCCAAGGAGCCACAGAAGCCTCACCAACCATAGGAGGAAGAGACACGCTACACTCCCACCAGCCACGACCTGAAGCAAGCACCTGACGCGCTCCTGTCCATCCAGAGATGTTGTTCTGAGCCGGTTGAACCAAGCGCCATGACATCCCTGATGGAGCCGGTGTGCTAGGAAAGGTGATCGTAGCCATTAGCCAATTGTCCCTGGAAGGCGAGTACGCGAAGCAGATTTAAGAGTGCGATTCTGAGCCGCTGCAATGATATACGGAGCCGCTTGAGCAATGCCGAGTTCGACCTGCTGGCGGACTGCTGCTGGATCTGATGCTCCACGGGCATCCACGCTGATGTTGATACCGCCACCCAATTTACCATTGGGGACGATAGATCCACTGCGCGACGGAACAAACATCTCAGGACCGCGTTCACCGACCATGTACGGTTGACCGGATTGAACGGAGCCGCCGATAGCCTTACCTGGCATTGGTCCAGCAAAGACGCTCTTGAAGAATCCACCGATTGATTTCACCAGTTGCTCAGTCACATAGATCCGCATCAACTCACTGATAATCGACGAAGCCATGCTTTTGAATGCGCTCTTGAAACCCTGTGTCCCAGTGATCAATCCCTGAAAAGCATTGCCAAATGATGCGCCAATTGAATCAGCCAGTTCAGATGCCTCACTTGTGATCATCCTCATTGGACCTTTGATCGCATTCAGGCTTTCGCTCAACTGGTCGGCATTCGGCAGGATTTCAATCAATGGCGTCTCAGCCATGTTCTTGAAATTGCTTATCGGTAGATCAGCCTCAAGCTGCTGACGGATCGCTTGCCGATAAGCATCCCAAGAAGAATAGTTCTCAGGAGTCAGGATGCTTGTTTTCTTTTGTGCAGCCGCACTCTTTGAGCGACCTGCGCCTCCACCACTGGAAAGTATTTTCGGAACATCAAGAGATGGCATAGGCGGAGCAAGCGGAGTAAATGGAGATCTGTTGAACTCACCTGTTGGATCAAAAGATCCACCTCCGCGGCCACCCTTTGTGCGCCGCTTTCCAGTTCTGAAGTTAACCAAACCGCCAAAGTAACTACTTGTATTTGCAGGATTAGCCGCCTCAATTGCGGTATTTCGAGCAGTCTGATTGATTGCCTTCAAAAAGTTTCCAGCCGCTGCTGCTGCTGTGCCAAACGCATTTGCCAATGCCAGAATAGCATCAGCATTCTCAGCAACTGCGATTGTGAATCGAGTCTTCAAAACCTCTGTCAATGTGGAAATTTTATCAGCCGCCTCATCTGCCTTTTTGATTGTTGCCTCATCCATGACAAGGCCCATCTCAGCAAGTTTCTGAGTCTGCTCCTGAATAGCCGCAGATCCAAGACGCAAAATTGGATCAAGAGCCTGACCAGCCTTACCAAACAATTGGGTCTCAAGAGCCGCACGTTTCGCCGGATCTTCGATCTTCGACATTGCATCAGCAATTTTGAGCATTGCCTGATCAGTTGTCAGGGATGCAAGATCACGACCTGAGACGCCAACAGCGCCAAAGGCTTCAATCATCTTGTCAGAACCGAGCTTCGCCTCACCCAGACGCTTTGTTAGCTGAGCAAAGCCCTTCTGCATCTGCTCATTGGTGACACCATTCTCAAGCGCAATGAACTTATATGCTTGCAGAGCCTTGGTTGATGCACCCGTTTGAGATGCAAGCTCACCCAATCCACCGGCAGCATCAAGCGCCTGACGCCCCATGTTCAGTAGAGCGCCAGACGTAATAGTTGCAATCAACGCTTTCATGCCTCCCCTAACGGAAAGCACCTCTGATGACATCTTTGAAAGACTGGTACTGATGGAATTGAACGCAGCAGCCGTCTTATTGATAGCAGTGAACTCAAATCTAATCTGCTCATCTGCCATGCTTGCTGCGCTCCTGAGTTATCTTAAAATATGCAAGCCACTCATTATATTCATCAATTGAGATTAGCTCTATCTCTTCAATGGTTTTATTGAGCCGATCCGCCAAGGCTATCAAATTAAACCTGAACGGATCGGCTTTTAGTTTTTTTCATGATCCTCAAAGCTGTTTGCAATCATCATTTCCCCAGCAATGCGGGTGATGACCTCAACCGGTTCACGCATAAGAGTCGGCTTATCCTCAATCGTGAAGATAATATTGCCTTCTCTATCCTGCGCCTTCATGATGATCATATCGACCATTCCAGCAATCGTAACATTGTTGATAAAGTTTGGATGTTTGCGCTGGAGCCTATCCAGATCATGAGCCAAAAATTTACCAAAATACAGAATGAATGCCGACTCATCATCAGCAGACCATTCTGGGACTTCAATTTGCTTTCGTGAAGCGTGTTGCTTCTTTTTGATCGTTTCAATTAGAGACATAAATCTCGTTTCTCAGTTTAGATTAAGAAGCGGTCGAAAGCGTCAAAGCACCAGTACCTTGGAACTTGAAGCTGGCTTCAACCATGCCGTCAAATGACTGCGTCACAGTGAAACCAGTGACAATAGCCGAGCCAGTGTAATACTTATCACCAGTCTGTGCGCCCTCTGGATACAGGTTGAGAGTTACCACAGTTCCAGGGGTGAGCGCACCTTGACCCGTTGCGTCCGTCTCATCCCAATAGCAATCGATAGAGCCAGACCATGTCTTCAACACGCTCTGATATGTGCGCCAAGAATCACCCATTGTCGTATCTTCCATAGTGTCTGCCGTTGTATCGACAGAAAAGCTACGGATTTCAGCAACTACGACAGCGCCAACCTTGACGGTGCCTTCACTTCCAGTATGATTAGCCATTATACATTCTCCTCAGAATCAACGATTTCAACCGGAACATCCACCGGCTCAATTTGATACCAGCCATTTTCGGCAAAGTACTGCAAATCACAAGCAAAAGCCTTAATAGGAACCTGATTTTCAGCGTGTAAAAGTTCAACCTTCTTCACCGTGCAGACTCCACCGAATTGATCGCTGTGATATACTGAACAGCGAATGTTAACCTAGCAGAAGAGATCGGATTCTCTGCATCGACAGATATATCAATCTCTGTACCCGTGAGTATAGTTGATTTTGCCAAACCATTCAATTGGAAGTCGTTTCCGATTGCCTGTTCCACATTGACACAAAATCCATCAATGGTGTCCTGAATGGTCGTGCTAGACCCTTTGGCGATAATCTCAACGGTGACATTGATCGTCCGCAGGATTGTGCGAGTGCCGATTGTGATTAGCGAGGATGACTCATCCATCGTGTAGATCAAAATAGCCGGAAGTTTCGCATCATCCAGCGCATAACGCCGCATCTTGTAGACGTTGTTCCCAGTGCTGGGAAGGCCGGTCAAAAGAGTCGCTATACGATCACGAATCTGCTGGCGAACGTGCGACATTAGAGATTGCGCTCCATTAACAGCGTGGTCATGCCCAAGCCGTCGGTGAGTACGATGCGAACCGTGTATGTGATCGAAGCAACCTTAATCGCATCACCCTCAGCCGCGTTAGGAACATCCACAGTGCGGCAAAGAAACTTAGGCTGCGGAATGGTCACATCCATCATCTGTGTGGCTGTGATACTGGCATGAGGATTGTCAAAGATCCCATTGAGCGCAAAGCTCCGCTTTCCTGCGGGAGTATATGTCGCCACAACAGCGAAATCATCAACCTCCAGGAACAAGTTCAGATCATCGTCTGACTCGATGCCCATTATTTAGTGCGCTGTCCACGCGGTTTAGGATCGCGGATCTCTACAGGCTCAACGCGATTCTCAATAACAGCATCATCGTGAGGAACAACCTTGCCATAGGCCATGAGTTCTTTTCCGGCATAATCCGAAAGTTCAACAACATCACCAACGTAGCGAATCTTGCCATCAGCAACGGTCGATTTGATCACACGATATTTCATATAAATCTCCAATGGTCAGGGGTGGCCGACTTCCAAGACCACCCCCTCCCAATAATCGTTACGCGGCGGTGCCGAGTGCGAATGAAACAGCCTGACGAACTGCAACATCAACGCTCTGAAGAGCGACGACACGAACAGTGCCTGACTTCGAGTTGGTATAAGGATCAACCGTGAGATCCAGACCACCCCACATCCCGATTAGGCAATCACTAAAGTTACCAAAGAGGACGCTGCCAGCAGTCGCCTGGTTGGAAACAATCGTGCGATAGCCATTCATCGTGCCATCAGGATCAACAACGAAGATTGCCTGATTCGTCGCCTTTGCCGTGGTCTTCAACTGACCATAGAGCGAAGCCGGAAGAATATAGGCAAGGTTGCCAAGAAGCGCATTGTCTTCAGCGACAAGCGTTTCAAGGTTAACGATGTTAGCCCAAGTCGGGTTGGCACCGATAACAGCAGTGTTAATGCCAGATGTGGCAGTAATACCAGTCGGCTGACCAGAAGCACCAGTACCTTTGAGTGCGCCAGCGTCAATAGCCAGAGCAAGAGCCTGAGTCAGGTCATCACGAACCAGAGCTTCAACCGATGGGGTTGACTGGTTGATGATGTTGCGCGTCATGTCGGTAAATGCACCAACAGTCTTCGGGTTCATCGAAACCGTACCGAAAGTCGGTTCGCTCGTTGCCGAGTCACCGCCTTCAGTGCTGATCCAGCCAGCAGACGAAGCAGCAGTCTTCTTGGGAATTGAGACATTCCCAACAAGGCCAGGAAGCATACGCGCACCAGCTTGCATGACAGACGAAGCGTTACGCAGCACATCGATAAAGTCACCGGCCAGAAGGTCGGTTGCAATGATCGAAGCATCGTCCGTCTTGTTCAGAGTACGGCTCCAAGTGCCAAGAACGTCGGCAGGAATCATAAGACCCTGAGCCGTCGTACCGTAAGCACGGGCAGCAGCAGCAGACGCTTCAAATTCGAAACGTGCGCCTTCCTGAGCAGCGTGATCAGTCGGGTTAGCAAGTGCGCGAATTGCACGTACAACCGAGAACTGCTGACGCTCTTTGTTCGACAGACCGATTTCCTTGTTGTCGAGCGGCTGATTGCCGATGACTTCAAGGAGTTCACCGCGGAACTGATCAATGGTCTTGCCAGCGCCAATAGCGGCGGCAGCGAGATCACTCTTGTTGTGACGCTGACCCAGCTTCACGATTTCGGATGCGTTTTCAGCGGCGAGCTTGGAGGCTTCCGCACGAACCGCATCAATGTTAAATTCAGACATAGGAGTGTCCTTCTTAAATGATGGTTCAACTTTAGGTTCGATTTCGGATGCTACCGCACTTCGACCCACACCGACTGACTGGTCAGCAGGAATAGAAACAACGGAAACTTCCATTGGGGACCAAGACTTCACACGATAAGCATTCTTAACGGTGTTATCTTTTTCCATTTTGTGGACGCGATATCCGACGGAGATGTTCCCCCGAATGCCATCGACCACATCCTGAAAGACCTCTTCGGCAAGTGCAGATCGACCAAATCGCACTTTCGCCCGCAACACGCGGTCACCGTCAAGGCTGACAGATTCGATTACACCGATCTGCTTTTCAGGATCGTGATCCAAAAGCAGCGGTGCGCGACCAGAGCGAAGGAAGTTGAGATCAATCGATCCCTCGCCATGATCAAGGATTTCATCTCCGAAACTACGGCCAACTGGAGACTCAGAAGACACCGCAATAAAAGCAGTGCGCTTCTTATCGTCAACGATCTTCGCTTCCATAGCATTTGAGCGATGCGTGATCTCTGGAATATCCTTACGATCCAAAGCATCCGCAATCTCAACAGCGGCCTCAACGTCTTCAACGCTGACCTCTGGCTGCTCTTCAAAAACAGGCGCATCAGAAGTATCGATCTCAATTTCGACCTTCACAGTTGCGCGTGTTTCAATATCTTCTTCAGCCATATCCCGCTCTCCGGTTGCTTCTTCGAACATTATAGGCCGAAAGTCATGTTTACTCAACCAGTCACGCGCTTCAGCAGGCGTAAAGCGGCTTTTATCAAAACGAATAGCCTGTAACTCAGTACCACCAGCAGCAAGAATGCCGTAGATAAAATCAATACCGGCCCCACCAGCGTC